AAAGAAGATATAAATTATTTTATAAAATTTATATATTATTATAATAATGAAATTATAATAGATAATTTAAATGATTTATTTTCATATATAATAAAAGAATTTTTAACAAATGATAATGAAAAAATAAATTTAATTATTAATGAAAAAGAATATGAAATAAATAATATAAAAAATCATATATATAAAATAAATGTAGAAGAAAAATATTCAAAACCAAAAATAATATTAAATAAAATAGAAAAAAATTTAATAATAAATCTTATAAAAAAAAATAATTCAAATAATTTATTTATAATATTAGCACATGATTTTTATTATTTTAATTTTAATTTAATAAAAGAAATAAAATATAAATATTATATAAATAATGAAATAATAGAAATAATAGATAAAAATAAAGATGAAATAATAAAAAATAGAGATATTATAAATTTTTCATCTTATGAAAATGAAAATATGTCATTAACATCATTAAAAAATTATTCAATAATAAATATAGAAAATAATAATTTATTTTTTATAATAAATTATGGTATATTATTATCAAGTTGTTTATATACAAATATAAATATATATAATTATTTATCATTAATATATATATATATAGCTTTAGAAAAATTAGAAAATGAAATAGAAACTATAAAAAAATATGATGGAGATGATAAAAATAAAAGAAATTATAAATTATTTTTATTAAAAGTAAATATAATAGAATATATAAAAGATTGTATAATTTATATACAATCAAAATTACTAATAAATTATGATATATATAAATATATATATAATTTAATAAATTTTAAAGAAAATATAATTATTAATAGTCTTAAAATAAATATAGATGTGCGTTTTATAAAAGATTTATTAAAAAATAGAAATAAATTAATAGAAATAAATTATATAAATTTATATAATTGTTTAGAATTAATATTAAATATCTGTATATTACCAAAAATAGAAGATAAAAGATATATAAATGAAATAATAAAATTACAATATATATTTTTATTGCCTATTTTAAAAGAATTAAAAAAATCAAATATAAATACTATAATAATAGAAAAAGAATTAATTAAAATAAAAGCAATAGAATTATTATTAAAAATAAATAAAAAAGATAAAATAATAGGAGGAAATTCATCATCTGAAAATCAATTATTTAAAGACCAATCATTAAAAGAACAACAATTATTAGAACAACAATTATTAGAAAAAAAAGAAGATCATTTATTAAGTGATAATAGCACAGATATAAATAATATAATAAAAGATTTAAAAATATTTGGATTAATAGAAAAAAATATAGAAGATTTAAATTTAATTAATTATAAAAAAGATATATTAAAATATATTACTGAAATAACATCATTAAATAAAGATGGTAAAAGCTTAAATATATATGATGTAGAAAAAATTGTAGAAGAATATGTACCAAAAAACTATACTCAAGAAAATTATATAAGTCAAATAACAATTATAAATACAATTGTTGAAAGAAAAATAAATAATATAAAAGAAGAATTAAAAATATATAAAAATAATAATTTACCTCAACAAAAAACAATAAAAGAATTAGAAAATAATATAGAATTATTAAAAAAATTAATAAAAAACTTAAAAGAAAATGATATTGATAATCCAATAATTAAAAAAATTATAGAAGATACTATTATATTAAATAAAGAAAATGAAAAAAAAATAGATTTTAATGATAATCAAACAATAATTGATATTATAAATAGTTATATTAATGAATTTAAAAAAATAATAGATTTATATATTTCTACATTAGAAGAAGCATTATCTATATATATAGGAATTCAAATAACTTTAAAAGATTTACAAGAGAATTATAAAATTGTTTTAGGAAATAAAAAAGGAGGTGCTAATCCATCACAAATAAAAAATATAGATAAAAAAGCTGATAAAATAGAAAAATTAGAACAAATATTAAAAATGGATAATGATGAACCATCAAAAAAACTAAATAAAATAAAAGAAATAATAGATAATGTAAAAAAAGATTTTAAAAAATTAAAAACAAATAGTTTAATATCAAATACAGAAATTAAAAAAGAAGAAATATTAAAAGAATATAAAGATAATAAAGGAAATAATTTATTTGAAAAAATATTATCAGATTATGATAATGATTATAATGAAAAAACAGAAGAAATAGCAAAAAATAATTTATATAATAATGTAATAAGTAATAATCTTGATCCATTAATAGAATTAGAAATAAAATTTACAGATAAATTATTATTTTTATTAATAATTTTTTTACTTCGTATAGGAAGTTTATATATAACTTATTATTTTATAGATAATGGTACAATAACAAATATAAAAAAAGGAGTATATTATTATAGTATAATATATTTAATATTATATATAATATTAATAATATTAATAAATGTAGATGTATTTAGATTAAGATTAATATTTAATTATTTAAATATGCATATAAATTCAACAAGTATATTTACACATATAATAATAACTATAATAATATCATATTTAATATATTTATTAATATTAAATATGAATAATGATCCAATAAGAACATCATTATCAAAAAATGAAAAAATAAAATTAAAATATAAATTAGATATATTAACAATAACAATAATGATATTTATGATAATAATAACATTAGTTATTTAGAATAATATTTAAATAATAATGATAATTGAGAATTATAATTATAAATTTTAGAATTTATAAAATCTTTTAAAATTAAATTATTTTTTTTAATAATTATACGATTATTATCATCTTTATTAATAATAATATTATCTGTATATATATTATTATCTTTAATAATTTTAATTTTATTATTAATATTAAAATCATAATGATTTTCAATTTTTAAGGAAAAAGTTTCATTAGAAATATTTTCAAGTACATCAATAATAGGATAATTATAAATAGATAAATCAATAATATTATTAAGATAATCAATAAATGTAATAGTCCAATTATTAGAATTAAGATTAATATTAATATAATTATCAGTAATAGGTTTCCATATTTCCCATTTTTTATTATTAGAATTAGAATTATCAAGAATATAAGTATAATTAATTATTTTAGTATTATCATTAATAGATAATAAAATATAAGGAGTTTTATTACTAATATCATAAGGAATACATAAATAACAAGGATAAATAATATTATTATTAATATCAATATTAGGATTAACTTTAAAATTATTTTTATTAGTGTTAATAATAAAGGTTTTAAATTTATTAATAAGTGTTAAATCATGATTTTGATTATTAATTTGAATAGAACTAATAGGATTAATAAAATTTTTTTCATTATTATCATCATTAATTAAAGGTTCATTAATATCAATAGATGAAGAAATAAGGTTCATATTAGCTCTAATATTTTCAAATTCTTTAAGTTTATTTTCAATATCAATAATAGGTATATTTTGTAGAGGAGGATTAGAAATATTATTAGTATTAATTTGTTCTTCAATTTCATTTTTAATTTTAATTAAAATTAATTTATTAATTTCATTTGTAGGTTTAGATGAATTAATATTATTTTCAATATAAGTATTATTAAAAATATTAATAAATTTATCTTTAGAATATTCATTAATAGAATATTTATCTTTAAGCATTTTAAGACAAGATATATATAATTTATCAATATCCATAATAGATATTAATTATTAATATTTTTTTAAATAATTAATATTAGGTCTAAAAAATTTATATCTTAATTTTTTCATATTAGTATCATTAAAATCTGGATGATTTATAATTTTATCAAATGTAATTTTTTTATTTTTTCTTAATAATAATAACCATCTTGTTTGAAATGCTATAGAAAAAACACCACATTCAGTATTACTTCTTTGATGTCTAATATTATTAATATAAATATTAAAAGGTTTTTTAAATAAAAATTCACATTGTTGTTTAATATCACTAAAAACAGAAATTAAATCATTAGGAATTTTACCAGTAGTACTATCATAATAATAACCACCATAAGAAGGAATATTAGGATCTAAAACAAAAAAACTAGAAGTCCAATGAGTTCCAATTTCATTAGTTTTAGATAAATTAGTAATAAAACCTAAATATTTAATTTTATTATCTTTTATAATATCTTTAATATTAATATTACAAAAATTAGAAAACATACAAACATTATCTTTTTTTTTAGCAAAATCAATAGAAAAAACACCTAAAAATTTATATTTAAAATTAGAAATAGCTTCATATTGTCTTAATACTTTATCAATATCAAAATTAGAAAGCCATTCAACAGGATTTTCAACCCATTCTTTAGGTTGAGAAGGTCTTAAAAAATTATTTTCAATAGAAATCATATCATTAATAATATTAGTTTTAGATAATTTTTTAGCTTGTATTTTAATAATATCAGTCCAAGCCCAATAAGTATTTTTTTTATTTAATATATTAGAAAATTTATCATCAATTTTATTTAAAATAGTATTAATATTATCTGTTTTATTAAATAAAATAATATTATTAGGATTAAGATTATTCCAAGCTTTAATTATTAAAATTAAAGAATTTTTTGTAAAACAAACTTTTTTTTTATTAATAGAAACGATAGGACTACAAAATTCCATTTTTATTTTCTGTATTTATTGAATATTTAAAAATAAAAATTGATTATAATTTAATATATATTTTAAAGTTATAATATGTCGGTTAAACAAGATTTACAAGTATTTATAAATAAATATAAATCTGAAAAAGGGAAACCATTTACAAATACAAGTATAGGACTTCCTAAATTTGCTATAAATGTCCCCTCCGAATATTATGATGAATTTTTAAATTTATATGCTTTAGCTATAACAAATGGTATTCAATTACATTTAACAGAGAAACCATTAGATCCTAGTCCAATACGTGTAGATTTAGATTTTCGATTTAGTCAAGATATAAATCAAGAAGAAATAAAAAAACCATTAACAAGAAAATATACAGATGAAACAATAAATAAAATTATAGAAACATATTTTAATATAATTAATACATATTTAGATATAAATGATGAAGCAAATATAGCTTATGTAATGGAGAAACCAAATCCAGTACTTTTTAAAAATAAAATAAAAGATGGAATACATATAATTTTTCCTCATATTATTGTAAATAATAATATTCAACAATTTATAAGAAAAAAGATATTAGATAAAGCATATGAAATATTTAATATACCAGATATATGTAATATACCAGAAGATATAGTAGATAAAGCAATAATAAGTGCTAATTGTTGGCAAATGTATGGTAGTAAAAAACCAGATAATGAGACATATAGAATATCAAAAAAATATAAATATGAAAATAATAAAACAGAATTATTAAATTATACAAAAAATGCAAAAGATGAAATAGATTTTATTAAATTATTTTCAATGAGAAAAATTGTAAAAGAAGAAACTAAAATAAAAGAAGATAAAATAAATGATATTCAAGAATATATTAAACATGTTTTACCTTTAATTGATAAAAAACAAAAAGATAAATTAGATAATAGTATTTTTTCTGAAAAATTAACAAATATTACTAAAAATTATATTAGTGATGATGAATATATACTTGCTAAAGAACTTGTTATTGAATGTTTATCACATACAAGAGCTGATAAATATGATGATTGGATAAATTTAGGATGGGCATTAAGAAATATAGATTATCGTTTATTAAATACTTGGGTTGAATTTTCTAAAATTAGTAGTAGTTATGTTGAAGGTGAATGTCAAGTTTTATGGGATAAAATGAAAAAAGAACATTTAAGTATGGGCACATTAAGATGGTGGGCAAAACAAGATAATATTCAAAAATATAATGAAATTATTAATAATAGTATATTACCTTTAATAGATATAGCAATAGGTTCAGAAGGAGCACATTATGATGTAGCTAAAGTAATTCAAGGTATATATAAAGGAGAATATAAAGCAATAAATAAAGATACTTGGTATAAATATGATAAAATTTGTCATAGATGGATAAAAACAAGAGAAGGATTAAATTTAAGAAAAGCTTTAAGTGAAGATATATGTAAAAAATTTGCAGAAAGAGCTTCTTATTATAATAATTTATTAATGAGTACAACAGAAGAAGGTCAAAAAGAAGTTTATAATAAAAAAGCAACTTCTGCTTTAAAAATTAGTCTTAAATTAAAAACTTCTGGATTTAAAGATAGTGTTATGAAAGAATGTAAATGTTTATTTATTGATGAAAAATTTGAAGAACTTTTAGATAATCGTCCTCATTTATTAGGATTTGATAATGGAGTTTATGATTTAAAACTTCATTTATTTAGAGAAGGTATGCCTGATGATTATATATCATTATCTACAAATAAAAGTTATGTTCCATTTAATATACATCAACCTGAAATTGAAGAAATAAATGATTTCTTTGCTAAATTATTTACTAATGAAAATTTAAGAAATTATGTTTTAGATATTTTAGCTTGTGCTATTGATGGTAGTATTGCTCAAGAAAGATTTTATATATTTACTGGTCAAGGTAGTAATGGTAAAAGTAGATTACTTGATTTAATTCAAAAAACTATTGGTGATTATTATGCTACTCTTCCTATTGCTCTTTTAACACAAAAAAGAGTAGCTTCTAATTCTGCACAAGGTGAAGTTGAAAGAACAAAAGGTAGAAGATTTGCTATATTACAAGAACCTAGTGAAAATGATAAAATAAATATAGGATTTATGAAAGAATTATCTGGTAATGATAGAATTTTAACAAGAGGTTTATATAAAGATCCTTATGAATTTAAACCTCAATTTAAAATGATTTTAGCTTGTAATGAATTACCTGAAGTTCCTAGTGATGATGGAGGTACTTGGCGTAGAATTAGAGTTATAGAATTTTCTTCAAGATTTTGTGAAAATCCTGATCCAAATAAATCTACTGAATTTCCTATGGATTTACAATTAAATGAAAAATTAGAAAGATGTGCTGATATATTCTTATCAATGTTAATTGAAAGACATAAAATTATTAATCCTAATAAAATTAATGAACCTCGTGAAGTTATTAATGCTACACAAAAATATAAAAATAATAATGATATTATTGGACAATATTTAACTGATAATATTATTAATGATGAAAATAGTAAAGAAAAAATAGGTATTATGGATATTTATAATGATTTTAAACAATGGAGTTTTAAAAATATTTCTAAAAATAAAAAATTACCTGATAGAAATCAAATTCGTTCTTATATGGAAAAAATATATGGTATTTATGATATTAAATCTGGTTGGAAAGGTATTAAATTTAAAAATGATGATGATAATTAAAAAAATTTATTAAAAAAAATGACATATTATTTTTGTTTTTTTTATAAATAAATTATGAAAAAAAATAATTTTCAAAATATTATTATTAAAACAAGAAAATATGTTAAAAAATATATGAATAATTTAAATGATATTAGTCATGATTATAATAATATTAATTTAGTTATTAATTTAGCTTTAAAAATTGCTAAAAAAGAAAAAATATTTAATAATAATGATTTATTTCATATTAAAATGGGAGCTTTACTTCATGATATAGGAGATAGTAAATATTCAAAAGAAAATCAATCTAAAATTATAAATAATTATTTAAATAAAATTAAAGGATTAAATATTTATCATAAAAAAGAAATTATTAAAATTAGTTCTAATATTTCTTTATCTAAAGATAAAGAAGAAAAATATGATAAAAATAAAATAAAATTATATATTGTTCAAGATGCTGATAGAATAAATAGTTTAGGTTCTATTGGAATTATGAGATATATATCTTATAATATTATTAATAGTAAAAAACCATCATTTTATGAAATTATAAATAATATAAAATCTAGAACAATGAAAATTAAAAGATTATTAAGAACTAAAACTGGAAAAAATATAGCAAAAACACATTTAAGATTAATAGCAAATTTTATTAATAATTATAAAAAATGTTATTAATTTAAAATTTTTTCCATACTTCATAATAATTTCTATAATTTTTTATATAAGGATGTTGTTGACTATAAATAATATAAAAATTTAAATTTCTAAAAATTTTATCAACAAATTTTTTATTATTATTTATATAATCATTTTTTACAATTATTAATTTAATAAATTCTAATATATTTGGAAAATCTTGAATTATATAATAAAATGCTCCTTCACAATCTATTATTAATGTATCAAAACATATTTTATATTATTTATTAATTGATTAGCATAAAATAAATTCATTTCAAGTGAAAGAAAATTATTATTATTTTTTTTATTTAATAAATAAGCAATTATTAAACTAGTTTTACCAATATTTCCTCCAATTTCTAAAACTTTTTCATAACCAGATAAAAATTTAATTATAATATAATGTAAATCTATTTCATCTTCAAAATTACCATTTTCAAGTTTAATATTATTATAAATATTATTAAAAATATAATTTTTATTCATAATTATAAAAAGAATAAATTTATATTTAAATAAAAAAAGAAAAAAATGATATATAAAAAGAAAGATAAGAATAATAATAATGGAAATAGATAAAATAGATAATGTTATTGAAAATTTTAAAGATATGCTTAAAAATGATAGAGGAGATAATATAGATGAATTTGAAGAACATGAAGTTGAAGTAGAAAGAGAAGATTTTTATAATGATAATCGTGTAATAGATTTTCATACAGATAATACAGCAATTATATTTGCATTAACTAAAAATTTAAGAACAACAATAATAGATAGTTTAAAAAAAAATAAAATTAATTTAGATAGTTTTGTAAAAGAATTTAATGGAAAATATAATATTATATTAATATTTAATAATGATTTATTAACATCACCATCAATTACACAACTTACAATAATAGATAAAATATTACAAAAGAAAAATGGAATGCTTCAATATTTTCATATAAATGAATTATTATTTAATCCAACAAAACATGAATTAGTTCCTAAACATCGTAAATTATTATTAGAAGAAACTAAAGAAGTTTTAGATAAATATATGATTAAAAGTAAATTACAAATGCCTTTAATATTACATACTGATAGAATAGCTAAATGGATAGGACTTAAACAAGGTGATGTAATAGAAATAACAAGATATAATGAAAATAGTGGTAAATCATATTATTATAGATGTTGTATTTAATTATTTTTTTTATTATTATATATAGAGTTTTAAATAATAATAAATGTCATATGAATATACTACTTTTGAAAATAAAATTCCTATAGTAGAAAAATATATAAATGATGTATATTCTTCATCAATTAATGTTTTAAATTATTTAGGAAATAATAAAAATTATAATTATTTTGTATTAGAACCTTCATATGATAATACAAAAACATCATATATATTACGTGTAAAAAGTCCTATTAAAAATCATCAAATATTTACTTGTGCTGCTGGAGGACATGGTGGTTTAATATATGGAAAAGGAGGAAATGGAGGTAATTATTTATATATAGATAATACTAATGAAACATCAAGTATATCATCAAAAGAATTAGCAATAGGTTCATATTTAATAATTCCAGGAAAAGCAATAGATGTTATTTCAATTTTAGAAAATTCAATAGAATATAATCAATTATTATCAGCAATAACATTAAATTCAAGTTTTTATTTAATTAAATATAATAATAATAATTTTAATAATTATAAATTATCATTAGATGTTCTTGATAATTATAAAAAAAGAAATTGGGCTGAAAGTACAGATAATACAACAGGAGAAATTATAACAATAAAATCTTTATATCAAAATAAAACAAATAAAGTAAATAATTTTAATAATACAATAAGAACAATAGAATTAATATTTTATTTAAAAAAAAATAAAACATTTCGTTTTAATGAATTTACTAATCCTAATTATACTCGTATTATTAGAATTAGTAATAATATTAATATAAATGTTCAATATGATCCATCTATAAATGATAATTATATTTATAAAGCAGGTGATTATGATGAAATAATATCAATAATATGTTATCCTAATTCATCATCAATAAATATAGAAAATCAAATAGATTGGACAACATTATTTGATTTAGATTATGCAAATTCAAGTTTAAATAATAATTTTTATATTTATGATTTTAATAAAAAAAAAGAAATAAATGATATTGATGGTATTATATATAATATAAGTAATCAAAATAATGATAAAAATACATATATTTTTTATAATATTAATCCAGATGCTTCTTTAAATCAATTAAAACAAAAAATGAATAGATATTATTTAGGTCTTCAAGGAGGTGTAGATGGTGATATTAATAATATAAGTTATAATGATGGTGTAAATATAAATATAATTTTAAAAAGATTTTATATGCCTTATTTATTTTCTGTTCAAAATTTACCAAATTTATTTGGTGGTACAGCAGGAAGTACATTTGCTTCAAATTTTGGAAATATTATAATAAATAAATTAGGTGGTAGTGAATATATTAAATTAAAAGAAATAACACCAAGAAATATTCAAATAAATCAAAATACAAAAGAATGGATAAGTGGTTCTAAAGGATTATTTAGTACTAATTTTAAAATTAATGCATATTATCCAAGAGATCAAAATACTGAATTAAATAATAATTCTTTATCTAATGGAGGTTATTCTGGATATTGGCAATTTATTAAAGATGAAGCTAATTATAATTATGGAGCTAATGGTATTAATGATTTAAATTCTCCTAATTATGGAACATATGGATGTGGAGGTCAAGGTGGTAGTGTTTTAATAGATAAAAATTCAAAATTTACAGGAAGTAAAGGAAAAGATGGTGTATTTATATTATCATTTTTAAATTATGCAATAGCAACAATAGTTAATGATAATTCAAATATTATCAAAAAAATGTATAAATTATTTATAAAAAATAATAATAAAATAGATTATATTGATAAATTAAGTGATAATAATATAATTAATAATAATAATTCTATAATTGTAGATTTAAATAATACATTTATTCATGAAGCTAATATTCATATAGATGATGCTTATATAAATAAACTTCAATCATTTATAAATAAATCAAATTTAATTAATTTATTAGTAAGTGTTTATATTATTCAAAGAACTTATTTTTTAATTTCAGAAAATATAAATAATATTAATATAAATAATATTTATATTTTAGAAATTTATTTTATTAATGATATTAATAAAGAAAAAATAGAAACTAATGATAAAAGTAATATTCTTAAAATATATTTATATGATAAAATAGATGATGATAATATAAATTCAATAATAGGATATAAATATTTAAAAAAATTTTTTATATCTTCAAATATTTCTAATTATCATTTATTTATTCCTCAATTACAAATTAAAAATAAAATTATTATAATTCGTGAAAATAATAATATTTATGATTATACTAATGATACTAAAAATATAATTGATAATAATTTTAATAATGATTATTATAAATTTATAATAAATAATATTTCATATTTATTTGATATTCAATCAAAAGATTTAAAAATTAATGTTAATGTTATGGAAACTATTTTTCAAATTTTTAGAATGAATTCTATTATATATGCTATTATATATTATAATACTTATAATAATATAGATTATTCTAAATCTGTTATTAATACAATTTATGATAATCTTAAAAATTATAATTTTGATATTAAAAATATAACAGATAAAATACTTTCACATGATAATGTTTTTACACAACAAAATGATTTTAAATTATATTTTAATAATCGTATAAATGATTATAATAAATTATATGATAAAAATATAAAACATGAAAATTTAATAAAATCAAAAAAAGCTTATATGGATACAAAAGAAGGTCTTAAATCAAATATAAATATAATATCAATTATTATATTTTTTATTTTAATTTTTATTATATTTTGGTTAATTTATATAATTATAGGTAATTTTAATCAATATGATGCTATACCACATTTATTAATAATGTTTATAATATTAATTATAATAATATTTATAATTAATTATTTTTATAATTATAAAGAATTTTTTACAAATTCAACATCTGAAACTGTATCAGATTTAAATTCTATTGATATTTTTAATGATACAAATAATTATACAGAAAGTGAGATTTTATATAATAACGAAAAATATAAAATAACATTTGTTAATAGTTCTTCTGATATTATTTTATATAAAAATTTATTTACATCTTTTGTTATAATAACTAAAGGTGAAAATGCTAATATAAATGGTACTACTATATATGATGGTACTGGTGGAACAATTAATATATATGATGATGAATTTATAGCAAATAATATTAATGAAAATACAAAATATAGAATTAATATTAATAATAATGGATATGAAATAATATTAAATGATTTAATTAAAAGTAATAATAGATCAGAATTAGATAGTAAAGATAATATAAAAATATTTTATAATAATATTAAAGATATAAATAATGGAAATAATTATAAAACATTAAAAAATTATGTAGATAATATTAATAATAAAGATATTAAAATAAAAGAAATATTAGAAGTATTATTTACTAATTCAAAAAATGCTTATTTTTATGGTTCAAAAGGAAATACAGTATATGATAATAATAATGTAATTAATAAAATTAATTATCCTAATAGTTATGGTTTAGGAGGTGTATATCAAAATAATGATAAAACAGGAAATGATGGTGTTTTTATTATAATAACTAAAGAAAGTGATTTTTCAAGTATTCATAATGATTTACAAACACTAATAAATATGTATAATAATAATATAAATAAACTTATTTATGATAAATTTAATAAAATATATTTAATTGATAATAATGTAATATATAATAATGCTTTTAATTCATTTAATAAAAAATATACAATAGAAGAAAATAAAAGTAATAATTATAAATTATTAGAAACAGATTTAAATGAATATTCAAATAATATATTAGTAGATGTATTTTTTAGATATGAAGTTGCTAAATTAATGATATATATAATAATAGTATTAATATTTTCAATATTATTTTATCTTTTTAATAAAGAATATTTACTATATATTATAGGTATTTTTATATTAATTGTTATATTTTTGATAATAAATTTTTATAATACATTAAGAAGAAATACTCGTAGAGATTATTATAAATATTATTGGAGTAAATATAATGATAATTATAATTAATTACATTAAAATTATTTTTATTTTATAAATAGAGAAAAATAAATAAAGATGGCTTCTTCTATTATTTCTTTTCCCAATATTAATAATTTAATAAATTTTAAAGGTAAATATATAAGACCTAATATAGATGAAAATGATTATGCATATTATATTTTAACAAATACCAGTGATAAATATATATTAAGTAATACTAATATTACAAATAAACCAATTAATATAGAAGTTTTTGCAGTAGGAGGTGGAGGTGCTGGTGGTTATTTTAATGGTGATGGTGGTGATGGAGGAATTGTAATATATAAAAATATTGAAGTTAAATCTAATGAAATTTTAGAACTTTCTATTGGAAAAGGTGCTTTTTATGTAAGTGATAAAAATTATATAAATGGTTTTCAAATAAAAATATATGATGGATATATTAATGATTTTTTTGATACTCGTAATAATTATATTATGAATATGAAACCTGTTGATGTTATAAATATCGGTTTAAATAAAAAATATGAACAAAAAATATCAAATATATCAAATTTAAAAGTTATAACAGATAATGATGTTATTTCTACTCTTATAACAAATCCTATACAAACAGAAATATGTAATGATAATCCAACACCTGAAAATTGTGAAGGTATAGTAACTAATTGGTTTAATTATAATAAAGGATATACTATAGAAATAAATAGTTGTTTATTTATACCATATGATTGTTCAATAGAAATAGAATTAACAGCATTTAAATATGGAATATTATTTTTTTATAATGATGATGATTTAAATAATAATTTATTTAATAATGATTTAACTTATTATAAAAAATATACAAATAAATATTATTTAGAAGTACAAAATCAAACTAAAATATTTAAAAGAGATAATATTAAAGCAAATGAAAAATATTATATAAAAATAATTCATTCTCAAGATAAAGAAATAACATCAAATGAAAGTAATTTTATAATTACTATAAAATTAATAACTCCTGAAAAAACAGTTATTTTAAATGATGATACATTTTTTAAATTTAATAATAGTATTGAAAATTATGGTATATTTTATTCTACACCTACTAGTATTTATAATAAAAAAATAAGAAAATATGAAATAAAAGCTAATGGTGGTATTTCTGGAAATATTAATTTAGATACTACAAATTATGGTAAAGGAGGATGTTTAACATATGATATTAATAATAAAAAAATTAAAATATGTAAAGATGATGGTAATGGAACAAGTGGAATAAAACTTCCTAATTCTTTTTCAATAAGTTTAAATCAATTACCATATAGTTCATATAAATATGGTTCTGGAGGTGGTGGAGCTTATTGGAGATTAAATGGATATGGTGGAAATGGTGGAAAAGATGCTGGTAATGGTATAAGTTTTACAAATATACCTTCATTATCAAGACCTACAGAAAATACAGGTGGTGGTGGAGGAGGAAATTCATTTTTAACAAATATAACTGAAAGAAAATTAGGAATAAATAAATTAAGTGGTGCAGATGGTATTTTAATATTAAAAGTTTTTAAAAAAAAAGAACAAACATTAATTCAATCATTTACAAATATAAGTAATATAATAGGTGTTAAAACAGAAGAAAATAATAATTTAATAAATAATATTAATTCAAAAATAGAATTAATTTATAAAAGTAATAAAATAAATATTTATAATCCAGGAAGTTTAAGTGATTTATTAGATATTAGTAATATAAAATTAATATATTACAATTTAACAATATTTATTTTATTATTATTTTTTTCAATATTATTTAATAGATTATCAGAATATATTAAAATAAAAGAGAAAGAAAGATTAAAATATCCAATTAAATTAATATATAATAATAAAAAAGAAGAAATATTTTTAGAAAATAAATATTATAATATTAATTTATTTTCTAAAAATAATAATTATATAGATATAGTAGATAATTTTGAATTTGTTTATGATCCAAAAATATCATCTAAAATAGATATATCTTATGATGATGAAAATTATTATTCAATTTATAGTATAAAAATAATTAATGATTTAATTAATCCTGATAAATTAGTATTATTTATTGAAAATGTTAATAAATATTTTTTATATTATTTAAAATTATCTATTAATTGTGATTTATATAATATTCTTATACAATTAATTGTTAAAGAAGAAATTACAAAAACAAAAGCAATAAATAATATTAAAGAACTTGTATTAGATATTTCTAATTTTAATAAAGAATTTTTAACACCAATTGATAAAAATAATGATCCAGTAACTGATACTAAAATTGATGATAAAAATTCATATATAGAAGAACAAAATAAATATAAAGATATATATAAACAAAATTTAAATAAATTAAATAATTCAAATAATATAACAAATTTTGCTATAAGTAATTTTAAAGGAAAATATGATTTAACAAATAAAAATAATTGGTTTAATATATTATTTTTTATAGTTATAAGTATTATAATTATAGTTTTTATTTCTACATATAAATATTTTGAAATTAGTTTACGACCATTTATAATTTTAATTTTATTTATAATTATATTAATAACAATTATATCATTATGGATTAAATCTAGATATGATTTAAATATTTTTGAAAAATTTGATTGTAATACAACTAAAAATAATAATTCTAATATTATTTGTCTTAATAATAAAGGTAATATTATACCATCATCAAGTAATTTATTACCTTATTATTATATATTAAATAGTTCAAATTTAAATGATTATTTTATATTAGAACCATCAAGTAATTTAATTGTAGATATTTTAGTATATGGAACACCTATTAAAATATCATCTATATATAATAATAGTAATAAATATTATGAAACTAATATAGATATTTATAATAATATATTATTACCAAATACATCATCATATATGATTTATAATAATAAAATATTAATAAAAAGTTTAGATAATGAAGATACAACTTTAATATCTGAAAGACAAAGAAATTTAAATGAAATATCAACAACATTAAATACTATTAATATATATAATTGTGATAATAAAAGAGTAGATATATGTAATAATATAGTAAATATAAATTTATCTAATAAATATACAAACTATGATTTAAATAATAATATTATAATAAATAATGAACCAGTAATAGATAATATAACATTATTTGATAGTTTTGATTTTTCACCAAATAATTTAAATCCTTATTATAAATATAGTGGTGAAAACATAAATAATTATGTATTACAAGAACCTTTTATAATTATAAAAGTTAAAAATGATTTAGAAAATATAAATATATCATTAGAAGATGCAATTCATGATTTTAAAAAAGAAATTACTTTATTTGAAACAAATGTAAATTTATTTTTATTAAATAAAAATACAAAAAAAATAATAGATTTTGTCACTAGATATGAAACTGATAATCAAAAATTATTTAAAAAAACATTTCAATATAATGATAAAATTTATGATAAAAATAAACAAGCATATGATATTTTAAATCGTGAAATAATATTAAATTTTTATATTAAATTATTATTATGTATTATTATTATAATAATATTATTATGTGCAATTTTATATCATTATAATAATAAACAATTTATAAATATTACAATATTAGGAGTAATATTAAGTTTTATAGTAATATTTATAATTGTATATAAAATATATAAACATCAACGAATAGATAGTAATAAATATTATTTTATTAAACCAGATATTTTTAGAAATGAATAATCTTTTTTATTTTTATTATTAATAATAAATGAATAATTATTATAAATCTAAAAAAAGGGTTTTTGATAATAGATATGAAACATTATATAATAAATATAATCGTGAAGAAATAAACTATTTTAAAACATTACCAATAGAAAAAAAAGAAGAAATATATAATATTGAAAATCAAATTAATGAATATAAATTATTTAAAGAACCATTAAGATTTAAATTTTTATCTTTAAATACAACTATATTAAATAAAATAACAATATTAAGAAAATATGAAGATTTTTTAAAATTAAATCAATTTTCTTCAGAATATTCAAAATTAAGTAAATGGATTAATACAGTTACACAATTACCATTAGGTAATTATAAAGAACTTAATTATAATAATAAAAATATTACTAATTTTTTATTAGATATTCGTAAAGGACTTGATTTAAATATTTATGGACATAATGAGACAAAAGAACAATTAATAAGAATATTAGCTCAATATATATCAAATTCTAATGCTAATGGATATATTATAGGTATTCAAGGTTCAATGGGAGTAGGTAAAACTAAATTTATAAAAGATGGAATAGCTAAAGTTATTGATTATCCAATTGCTTTTATACCATTAGGAGGAATTTCTGATTCAAGTTATCTTAAAGGTCATTCATATACATATGAAGGTTCAACATATGGAAAAATAGTAGAACAATTAATAAAAACAAAAGTAATGAACCCTATTTTATTTTTTGATGAACTTGATAAAGTATCAAAAAGTAATTATGGAGAAGAAATTATAAATACATTAATTCATATTACTGATCCTACACAAAATGAAAAATTTACTGATAAATATATTGAAGAAATAGAACTAGATTTATCTAAATCAATTATATTTTTTACATTTAATGATATTAATAATATTAATCCTATTTTACGAGATAGAATGATTATTATTTCTATAGATAAATATACTAGATTAGATAAACTTAAATTAGTTAAACATAGTCTTATTACTACAATTTCTAAATCATATAATTTTAAAGATGATGATATTATATTAGATGATGATATGATATATTATATTATTGATAATACAATAGAAGAAGATGGAGTTAGAAATTTACAAAGAAATATTAATAATATTTATAGTTATATAAATATGAATAAATATATAAAAATAGATGATAAATTAATAACTTTTCCTTTTAAAATTGATAAAAAATTTATTGATAAATATTTAATATTAAAAAATAATAAATCAAATAATCTTTCTATGTATTTATAAGTAATAGAAATGAAAATAAATTATTGTTTTTATATTTATTTAATTATTAGTATTATTTGTATTATTATTATAGGATTTATAATATATTATTATAATAATGATAATTTTATTGGAACTAATAATAATATTACTTTTTTAAATAAAGATGAAGTTAAAGAAATAATATATAATGATGAAGATAATTATATAAAAAATCTAAGTATTTATGATTTAAAAGCGAGAAAAGTAAAAACAAATGAAGAATATAAAGAAAAAGTAATTAATAGTTGTTTAGATTTTACAGAAATACAAAAAAATAAACTTATATATTGTTCAGAAAAAGCAAAAAAATTTTTTAATAATAATTATAATTGGATATTTGCACTTATTAATAATAATTATGAAGAAGGTATGTCTCATACAAGAATGAATATAGTTTTTTTATCACCTAATGTAATAAATAATACTGAAGATGAATTAATAAAAACATTAATTCATGAAAGTGTTCATATATATCAAAGATATAATATAGATAAAATTAAAGAATATTTAGATGAAAATAATTTTATAATTTCAAGATATAAACCTAAAAATTCTTTAATTAGAGCAAATCCTGATTTAGATAATATTATATATAAAGATAAAAATAATATTGAATTGGTAGCTTATTATTCTAGTGAAAATCCAAAAAGTTTAAATGATATTACATTAAAAAATTATTTATATGAACATCCTTTTGAAAAAATGGCTTATGAAATTGCAGAAAATTATTCAAAATTATTATTATTAGAAAGATATAAAAATATTGAATAAATAATATAAAAATATAATTATTATTAAAATAGGAAAGAATGTTATTATAAATAATATTATAATAAAAAAGAATTCAAAAATATTAATTACAATCATATTATGATAATGAATAATTGATATAAAAATAATAATCATTTTTTATTTTAAGAATAAATACCAGGTAATTTTAATACATTTTCTATATCAGATTGTTCATATTGATGCATATTTATACAATTATTTAAAATTTCATTATGTTGACAAATAAATCCATCATTTTTTTTTAAATTTATTACAGCATCTATTAACATATCTTTAGCTTGTTTATAATCTTTATTTTTATAATATGCAAGACCTAATGTATGTTGAAAATCAGGATTATTTTTACCAGATGTATTATAAATTTTCTCCGCCATTTTAATAGTTTCATTATTAACATATTCATTATCACCGATTAATTGTGTCATTTTTACAAATTCACCATTTTGATAAAGAAAATTATTATTATTAAGACTAGTAGTATATAATCCAATTTTAGAACCTTCAAATAATAAATTTTTATTTGAAACAAAACTTTTAATAGTATCTTTATTTTCCCAAATAAAATATGAAAGATTAACTTTAAAATTAAATTTAATTTTATTCATATAATCCAATAATTTTATAGCACAATCTTTAGATATAAAATAAGAACTTTTAGTAATAAGAACTTTAAAATAATTATATGAATTTAAAAATTTAAATTCACCTGGTTGATTTATAGATACACCTGTAAATACTAAATCATATTCTATTTTTTTTATTTCATCTAAACATTCATTAAAATTTTCAATAAATTCATCAATAATAATTAAATCATCTTCTATAATAAAATGATATTTATCATCACTATTTTTTATTAATTCATATGCTTTTAAATGTTTTGATATATTTGATAATTGATTTGTATTTATAGGAGTAATTAATGTATTAAAATCAGTATCTTTTATATCATCTTTATTTAAAACAACTCTATCTTTATATTTATCTAAATTTTTTTCAATTTCAACACTGGAAGGATTATTAATTTGACTAAATTTATAATTAAATTCTTTTTTATCAAATATTGATTTAAGTTTTGATATTTGTTGATTTAAATTATTAAATCTTAATTTTAAATGATCCGATGTTATTATATAAATATTAATGTCTGTTTTCATTTTTTAAATATTAATATTTAAATAAAAATAATAAATCCTTAAATTAATAATATTAAATTTAATAAATTCTTTAATTCGTATTTAATGACTTTAAAGTAGATATTGTTAATTCTAATCCATTTACACGTTCTGTTAAATCAGGTTTTTTTTCTAATTCTCCAATACGATATGATAAATCGGTTATTGAATTTATACTTTGTTCAGTAGTATTAAGACGATTTACAACATTAGCAATTTTTTCTTGATAATTATTATTTTCAAGATTATTTAAACGATCATTTATAGTTTCTTGATTTACTTTAGGTTCTATTTCAAGATTATAAATTCTTGATTCTAAATTATCTACTTTACTTAAATAATTTATTTTATCTCTAAGTTCATTATTTGCATTTTCTAGATTTTGAATAACATTTCGTAAATTTGCTATTTCACTATCCACTGAAGGTTTTGATTCTAATGCTTTTAAACGAACAACTATATCGCTTAAATCAGTATTATTTGATATTGTAGTAGTTCCTGAAAGTTTATCTACTTTATCGTTAAGTTGAACATATAATCTATAAAGAGGATTTAATTCCATTTTTCTATTTATAGTAATATAAAAAAAAATGATATAATTTTATACATATATAATAATAATAATGATTGTCCCTATTCGTTGTTTTACCTGTTCTAAAGTTATTGCTGATAAATATGATTATTATATGGAAGAAATGGCTAAATTAGAAAAATCAGGTGATAAAAATGATAATCCCGATTATAAATATTTTAGTAATATTCATACTAAACAAATTTTAGATGATCTTGGTTTAACAAGATATTGTTGTAGAAGAATGTTATTATCAACAAGTGATTTAATGAATATTATTTAAAATAATATTTATTTTTATTTATTTTTATTAAGATAGACCATAATATGTCAATTTTATCTGACAGTGATAAAAAAAAATATATAGAAGATACTATTGAAAATAAATTTAATCAACTTTTAGAAAAAATTCCAGATATAAAAAGAGATATAAATAAAGAAATTTCTAATGAAAATGATTTTTTTAATTTTTCAATTATTGAAACTTATCAAAATACATTACAAACAATTATCGATATCATTACTGATATGACAAGAATAATTGATAATACTCAAGATTATAATAATTATTTTAAAAGTTTTTTAAATATTTTTTTTAATGAAAATAGAATGTTTTATATAGGTATAATTTTAGTTATATTATCTTTTGTTATCTATTTTATAGACGGAGCAACAATTTAATATCATATGATTATTTATAATTATTATTTTGCTATTTTAATACTTACATTAATTTTTTTCTTAATTTCTACTAAAAATGTATCTATTTTATTATCAATAATTATTATAATTATTATTGGATTTTATTATTTTAGACAAATAGATATTTTTGATAAAGCACAAATTACAAATTTTAATAATAAAGTAAAATTAATTACTAATGATATTAAAGATAGAGAAATTTTTAATGATGATAATTATTATTTAAATAAATTTCCTATTTTTATTAAATATTTAAGATATGATAATTTTTTAATTGAATTAATATTAAATATTAGATTTTTAAAAGTATTTGATAATGCTAAATATACAAATATTATTGGTTCTATTGAAAAATTAATGAAAATATATATTTTTATGTTAGGTGATAGATATGATATTAATAATTATTTTACAACATTTATTTCTTTAAGAAATTCTATAATAAAAGAATTATATACAATTTATATTATAGTACCTGATAAATTTATATATATATATAATATAAATCCATTTAGAGAAATTAAAAAAACTATTTATGATTTTATGACTTATACTCGTAAAATGATAATAACTATAGAAAATTATGCTTATAATAATAAAGGTATTAAATATCTTGAAGATACTAAATATAAACCTTTTCAAAAAAATAATAATATGGAAGTTTTTTAAAAAATAGATCTACTTAATAATTGAGTATTTGGATAATTAAATGATTTTGAACTTAAATCACTAGTTATATTAATATTAGCTGAATATCCATTACTTGGAACACTCATTACATCTCTAAAAAAATTAAAATCAGATTCTGTTTTTTGAAAACCTCCTCTTTTTAATTTAAAATTTTCATATCCTCCTCTAAGTTTTAATAATTTTGAATTTATAAATGTATCCATATTTATATAATTATTATTAATTCCTCCTCCTTTTTTATTACAACCACAACCACCTATTTTTATTTTTTTAAAATCATCATATCCATTTATAAGTTTTGTCATTTGTTCTATATATTATTTATTTTTTTTTTATAAATAATAGCAATGAATAAAATAGCCCCTGATAGAAATATAAAAGCTGAAATTTTTAACGACTTTTCACTATTTTCTTTAAATAATGTTACTATTGGTCAATATTCTGCTAAAATAATTGAAGGTAGTAATAATGTTATTGTTGGAAATAATGCTGGTAAAATAGCTATACAAGTTAGTGATAGTATATTTTTAGGTAGTGAAGCAAGTTCTACACTTTCTTCTGGTAATTCTAATATTACTATTGGTACTATTAATTCTTATTTATCTAATAATAATAATTCTATAAATTTAGGTTTTAATAATACTAATAATACAAATTCAATAACTATAGGTAATAATCTTTATAATAGTAATAATATTAATATTGGTTATTCTAATTCTGAATTAAAAATTAATAATTCTAATATTAATATTAATCAAATTGATATTGGTGATATAATTAATCTTGGTTTTAATAATTTACCATCAAATGAATGTATAATTATAGGCAATTATAATTCTAATATTAATATTAATATTGGATCATCTAATTTTTCTATTAATAATAATAGTATTATAATTGGAAATAATATTCATAATAATGAATTTTCTTTAAATATAAATGATCTTATTTGTTATTATGAAGATAATAATAATAAATATATTAAATTAGGTGTAGGTATTTATAGAAATATTCCTATTATAATAGGTTCTATTTTTGATAATAATATTGATAATAATAAAGAACAATTTTTAATTAAAGGTTCATTAAATATAAATAAAATTATTATTAAAAATAATAATAATTTAGCTATAACATTAAAAAGTAATGATAATTCACCTAATATAATTTATTATTTACCAGATATTCCTTTAAATATAAAAAATTTATTTTTATCTGTTAATAATAATGGTAAATTAGAATGGAAAGAAATATCTAATGATATGATTACTACTATTATTACAAGTGGTGATATTATTTGTAATAATATAAATGCTACAACAATAGAAGGTTTTGGATATTTTATAAATAATATTAATATTAATAATAATAATACAAATGATTTAAAAGAAGGAATACGAAATATTTATTTTAATAGTAGTTTAATAACTAATACATTTTTATCAATTATAAATTATATAACTACAGATAATATTAAAGGAAGTATAACATCTAATTTATATTTTAATGAAGAATTATATAAATTAAATTTTATTAAAAATATTGAAAAAATAAATAGTGATAAAATACAAGAAGGTTCTTTAAAATTTTATAAATTAAATGATTATTATAATAAATCTTTTAATAATTTAATTAATATTACAACTGATAATTTAAATATAGGTTTTTCTAATATATATTATACTGAAGATAATTTTAATAAATATTCTAATCAAATAATTAATAATTTAAAAGAAGGAAATAATCTTTATTATAATAATACACGATTTTTAAATGTTTTTAATACTTTTATTAATAATAATAATACTGATATTTTTATAGAAGGTAATAGTAATATTTTTTATAATAATTTTATTGTTAATAGTAATATTAATAATATTTTAAATAATATTAATACTGATACAATTAATGAAGGTAAATCTAATTTATATTTTACTAATAATCGTTTATTAAATTTTTTTAATTCTAATATACCAACTAGTGATAAAATTATTCAAGGAAGTAATAATTTTTATTTTCAAAATATAAGTAATTTAGATATTAATAGTGATTTTATCAATCAAGGTATATTAAATCGTTATTATACTAATGTTGAACCTATAATTATTAATAATTATAATACAGATATTTATAAACAAGGAAATTTTAATATATATCTTAATGAAAGTAATATATTAAATCAATATAATACATATCTTAAAAATGATATTAATACAGATAATATTAATGAAAAAAATAATATTAAATTTATTACTAATAATTTTTATAATGATGATTTAATAATTAATGGTTTTATTAAAAGTAGTAATATTAATAATATAGATATTGATAAATTAAATATTCAATTAGATGAACCTTCAATTGGAGAATTAACAGAAGTTATAAATATATATGATTATAATTCTCTTTATTTAAATAGTAAATTAAGTAATATTGAATTATCTTTTAATTTTGATAGTAATATAAGTAATTCTAATGTTCCTTTTATTGTTATTGAAAATAGAGTAGGTATTAATAATATTAATCCTATTTTTAATTTACAAGTAGGAACAGGAAATGATATTGCTTTTTTTTCAAAATTACATTTAGCTGATACTGATATAACTACTGGTAATTATGGTATTATGATTATAGGTAGTAATAATAATATAAATGGACATGATTTAAAAATACAAACAAGAAATGAACCTAATTCTATATTTAATGATAGTTTTATAGTTTCAAGTTCAGGAAATATAGGTATTGGTAATAATTATCCACAATCATTATTACATTTAAATATATCATCAAATACAAGTGATATTATTATAAGAATGACAGATAATACAACTGGACATTCATCAAATAATGGATTTATTTTAAAAAAAGATATTTTTCAAAATGGATTAATATGGAATTATGAAAATGCTAATTTAATTTTTGGAACTAATAATCTTGAAAGATTTAAAATTGAAAATAATGGTAATTGTTTTATAAATGTTCCATCATCATATAATCAAACATTATATGGATATAATCAAAAATTAACATTAGGAGGTACTGGAATTGGTAATAATTGGGGACAATTTTATATATATGATACTAATATTAATGATTTTAATTATTTAGGAATAATTTTTAGAGCTGATAATATTAATAATTATTGTTCTATTCAAACTGAAAAACAAGGATCTATTAGTAGTGTTCCTCTATTATTAAATCCTAGAGGTAATAATGTTGGTATTGGTATATATAATCCAAGTCAAAAATTACATGTTTCAGGTAATATAGTAGCTACAGGTAATATTATTTCTTCTTTTTCAGATATGCGTTTAAAAACTAAAATATCCGATTTAAATAATTCTCTTGAAATTATATCAAAAATAAATGGTTTTAAATATATATTAAATGATACTGCAAAAACATATGGTTTTGATGATAATCAAATAATGATTGGTTTAAATGCTCAAGAAGTTAAAGAAATAATTCCAGAAGTTATATCACTTGCACCATTTGATATGGATAAAAATGATAATGATGAAATAATATCAAGTTCAGGTAATAATTATTTATCAATTCAATATGAAAGATTAATTCCTTATTTAATTGAAGCTATAAAAGAATTAAAAAAAGAAAATGAAATAATAAAGAAACAATTAAATATATAAAATGATAGAAATATTTTCTTATTGGATTTTTATATGGTTTTTATTTTATTTATTTGGAATAGTAAAACAAAATCCTTTATATATTTTAATAGTAGCTTATATAATAACTTTTTTTGAATTATTATATATTTTTTATAAAAAAGCATCAAAATATAATTTAATTAAATTTATAATTATTAATGTTATTATAAAAATAATTCCTATATTTATAATAATATTATTTTATTCAACTATTTTTAATATATATGATATATATTATGGTTTAATAATATTTATATTTTATTTAATAATAATGATAATTTTTAATAAAAATCCTTATAAATTTTATATAAATGTACTTAATACATATATTTATGATAATAAAAATGATTATAAAAGTTTTATAAGTAAATTTTATGATTATATAATTAAAAATTATATTAAATAAGAAAAAATGTATGAATTATTTTCTTATTGGGTATTATTATGGGCTTTTTTATTTTATATTCAAATAATAAAATATAATCCGATATTTATTTTATTTTTTATTTATTTAATATCATCATTAACATATGTATATATATATATAAATAATGGAAAATTTTATTATTTATTAAAATTTATAATATTAAATATATTATTAAAATTTATTTTTACAATTTTAATAGCAAATTATTATCCTATAATTTTTAATATAAATGATATTTATTTTGGAATTATATTAATAATAATTTATTTAATTTTAATGATAAGTTTAAATAAAAATCCTTTAAATTATTATTATTATTTAATTGATATGTTTATTAATGGAATAAATGAAAAAAATAGTAAATATTATTTATTTATGGATAAATTTTATGATGATATTTATAAGAAAATATAATTATGATATATATTATTTCAGGTATATTATCAGCATTAGCTTATAGTAGTGATAGTATATTTGGTAAAATTGCTTTAGAAGGTATGCCTTTAAATATATATTTTATTATAGTATCTTTTATTTATACAATTATAGGTATAATATTAACATTAATAAATCGCAAAGAAATAATAATATATATTAAAAAAGAAAAAGAAAATAATTATTATTATTTAAAATATGCAATAATTGCTGTTATAATAGGAACAATAATAGGAGATTATTTAATGTTTTATACTATAAATAAATCATCAAAAACAAATTTACCTATAGCAATAGTTCTTATTCATTTAGCACCAATATTTTCATTATTTTTAGTATATTTTTATTTTAAAAGAAAATTACATATAGGTTCTATATTTGGTATATTTATAGTTTTTATTGGAACTTTAATAGCAATTTATTATAGTAATATAAATGAAAAAAATTAATTTATAACAATTGCATATTTTTCAAATATTTGATATAAATATGAATTTTGATCTTTATTTATAATAATAGCCTTAACTTTTATTTTTTTTTTATTTGTTTTTAAATCCCATTTAATTTTATAAGCTAATCTTCTTTTATATTTATCAACTGTTTGATTTAATCTAAAATCATTTTTATTTTTAATTTCAATAATTCCAATTGTTTCTATATTCATATTTATAAATATATCTTCTTCTTGAGTATCAAATTCAAAATTTATAAAATCTTCTTTTGTTGGAAATGAAATTTTAATATTATCATTATCTTTTGATAATTTTGAAATTTGTATATTATTTTTAATGGAATATTTGGCATTATTATTATTATAAAATTCAATAACACATTTATAAGTATTACTCATAATTAGTAATAATTATTAATATTAAAAAAATAAAAAATCATTTTTTATTTTAGATAGAAATGACTGATTGTAAAGACCCATATTGTGTATATTCAATTAATAAAAAAAAATGTGTTAAGCCTAATCCTTATATTCAATTTTTATCTTATTGTAAAAGAGAAGATAAATCATTAGATGTATGTAAAAATGAATATAAAATAAATAAAGATATAATAAAAAAAAATGCTTGTAAATTTTATTATGAAAATAAAACATTAAATAAAAATACATCTTGTCCCAAATATAGAAGACCTAATAATGATATTTGTCCAGATGAATATAAAATATTAAAAAAAAATAAATATAATATTGATTGTTGTTATAAAGAAAAAAAATTAAAAAAATATACATCATCATTTGAAAATATATCTAAAGATAAATCATCTAAAAGTTTATCATCAAAAAGTTTATCATCTAAAAGTTTATCATCTAAAAGTTTATTATCAAAAAAATTATCATCTAAAGATAAATCATCTAAAGATAAATCATCTAAAGATAAATCATCTAAAGATAAATCATCTAAAGATACTACTTTAAATAAACTTGAAAGTGATATATTTAAAGATTATAAAAAAAAAGATAATATTTTATTTAATAAAAAATTAAATAAATTAGCTAAAAAAGTATACAAATATAAAAATAAAGAAAAAAAATTAAAAAAATATACATCATCATTTTAAAATATTATCTAAAAATACTATTTTAAATAAACTTAAAAGTGAATATATTTAAAAATTATAAAAAATTTAATATATTTTTATTTATTAGTTAAATGAATATAATAATAAATAATAATGAAAAAAAATATAATCAAAGAATAATTAATTATAAAAAAATTTTTAAATATTTACAAGAAATTAAAAAAAAACAATGTTTAATATCTAATATAAATAAAGAAAATTATCATGAATATTTAATAGAAAATGGAAAAATAATTTTAAAAAAACAAATAGGTAGTAAAAGTAAATATGGAGTTATATTTTTAACATTATTAAAAGAATATAATGATTATGTTTTTGCTACAAAAATAACTCCAGAAAAAATTTATAATTTAAATGAAATTATATTAGCTATTAAATTATCAAAATATACTTTACATAATTTAAATCCACATTTTTTACTTATATATAATTTTTTATATTGTAATATAATTGAACATAATAATAATTTGCCATATTTAATTAAAGATAATAAATATTATATTACAATAAATGAACTTGCTGATGGTAATTTAAAAGAATTTCTAGAAAATATTAATAATCCTGATTTAATTTATAATGCTTATCAACAAATATTATTATCAATATTATCATTTCATTATTTTACTAAAGGTTATTTTCATAATGATTGTCATAATAAAAATTTTTTATTTCATAAAATAAAACCTGGAGGATATTTTTATTATAATATTTTTGGTAAAGATATTTATATAGAAAATAAAGGTTATATATGGTTAATTTGGGATTTTGGATTAGTTAAAACAAGTGAAATTTATAAAATAAAACGATTAAATGATTATTTTAGAATTAATAATATTATATTAAAAATGAATAATAATGATAATAAATATTCATTAATAATTAATTTTTTAAATAATATAAATTCAATTGAAAAATTATATTATAATATTTTAGAAGGTTCAGATAAAATATTTTTTAAAGAATATTTATTTAAATTTCAAAATTTATATTTAAGTACATATAATAAATCATCATTTATTATAAACAAAAAACCTTATATTATTAAAGATTTTTAATATAATAATTCAAATAAATAAGTAATAATTTTTTTTTCTTTTTCATTTGAATATAAATTTTTATATTTTTTTTCATAATTTAATATATCTTTATAAAAATTATAAGGAAATATAAAAGGAGATACTATAATATTAGAACTATAAATTAAAACTTTTTCAATATTTAAAATATCACGATTATAAGATAAATAATTAGCATAATCTATTTTTTTTGTATTATCAATTTTTTTCATTAATCTAGATGTTCCATAAATACTTGTTATTAATATATAAGAAGATATAATTTTATTCATTTTATAAAAATAAAAAAAATATAAAAATAATCATTTTTTTAATTATTATATATTAAATCTGTTAAAGTATCAATTTTATCAGTATTTTTTATAAATTCACTATTTTTTCTTTTAATTAATTCATATTTATGAAGATCATTAATAATATTTATAGGAGTATAACATAAACATGTTGTTAATGATAATAAAAGTATTAAAGATTTTTCAGTATTTGTAATATATCTATATTCAAAATTATTATTTTTATAATTTAAATCTTTAATTAATACATTATTAGAATTATATAAAATTCTAGCAGATGAATATATACCTGAAAATATAAAATATTTTAAAAATAAATTATTCATTATAATTAATATTAAATTAATACTTATATATTTTTGTGATTTAAGTAATTATTTTTATTATTATTAATAGTAAATATAATTTATTATTAATGAATGCTGATGGTTTAAATAATATTAATCAATCAGGAAATTCAAGTATCCTTACTTATGATGATATTCAAACAAGGACACTTGATACAATAAGAATTGGAAATTCTTGTGGTAAATATTTAACATTATATAATAATGTATTAATAGGTGATAAGGCAGGTTTAATTGCTAAAGATCTTGAAAATTCAATATTAATAGGACATAATGCAGGAGATAATATAAATAATGGTAATAAAATTATTATAATAGGTTATAATTATAATAATGATAATAATGATGGATCAATAACAATTGGTGATAATTATACATCATCATTATCAACATCAATAGGAAAAAATAATTATAATTATGGTAATTCAAATGTAATAATAGGTTATAATAGTAGTAATTTAGGAAATAATTTATTTACAATAGGAAATAATTTAATAATTAAAACATCAGAAGTATATTTTCATAATGGACTTAAAGATCCTAATTTAAATAATATAAGTTATAATAATGATTTAAATTTATTATATGATGGATATTTAACAATATATTCTAATGTTTTTAATACAATAAATAAAACAATTGAATATACTAGTAATATTCAATTTCAAAAAAAAAATTTAATAACTGATTTTATTAATCCTTATTTAAAAAAAAATTGTTTAATAATTCAAGGAGAACATTATGTTATTTATGATAATAATACAATAATATCTTTAAATCCAACAATAATTAATTTTAATAATAATGAAATTTTTAATCTCACAAATAACACATCTAATTTAATAGTTCCATTGAGTGTAATTAGAAGAATAGCTATTCCAAATTTAAATATAAATACAAAAGAAGTTTCTTTTAATATTAATGATGGTTTAATATTAGATAAAAATGATTATAAATTACAATTTATAATATCAACTCCACCATCATATGGAACATTTAAAAATAATATTATTGATAAAATAGAATTTGATGAAAATAATTTAATTTATATATCAAATAATCTTTATAATTTTATTACAGATAGTTGTGGTATTACACCTTTTATAAATATTAATAATGAATATATAAAAGGAGAAGAAAGAATTTTTATATTTAATAGAACATTTATTAATTATAATTTAATACCAAATCCTATAATTACTTTAAATTTTTCAAAAGAAATTTTATTTAAATCATCTATAATAAATATAAATTTATTATCATTTGATTATATATATTTGAAAAATTATATTATAAATAATATTACTAATATAAATGAAAATGAATATTCAAATATTTATATAAGTTTTATAGAAAATCCTTTTAATGGATTTATAAGTGATATAAATAGATATCCAATTAATTCACTTAATTTAAATAATATTGATAATATTATTTATCAAAATTATAATAATAAAAGTAATGATACATTTAAAATAAATTTTTCATATGGATATTATTATGCAAATATTAATAATATAACTATTAATATTAATATTATTACTAATAATAAAATTATATATAAAGAATTTTATTATTTTGATAATCTTCCAATAAAAAATAATATAATAAGTACAGAATATCCAATATATGTAATAGATTATTCTTCAAGTTATAAAATAATAAAATTAGAAGAATATTATTTATATCTTTCAACAAAAAAAAATTTAAATGAAATAACTCTTAAATTAGTATCTACTAATAATAATCAATTATTATTTGATAATCAAATATTTTATAATTATTTTGGAACATTATCATTTAAAATAAATAATAATATTTTTATTAGTTCTAATATTATTATTACTGATAATAAAAAAATATTATCAAATAATTATCAATTTTTAAAATATGATATTAATCAAAATACTTTAATTAATAAAACTAATATTAGTTTCGATGTTATGCCTTATGTTCAATTTCCATATTCAAATGTTAATAATATTTATAATTTTAATTTAAGTTTTTATAATAATAATATATTGTTAAAAACTTATAATTATAATAATAACTATAATTTAATATTTAATAATTATAATAAAATTACTAATATTATAAATGATAATACATTAATTAATACAAATAATATTCGTTTAGAATTTTTTATAACATCTAATATAATAAATAATTCTACATTAAAAAATTATTTTACTGAACTATATTTTCGTAATTTTCTTATTAGTTATGATATTTATGATATTAATAATATTAATAATACATCATTATCTATTGGTAATAAAATTAATATTACTGGTTTTAATAATATTGGTATTGGTTCTAATATAAATATTGTTGGTAATAATTCACTTGTTATAGGTAATGATAATAGTGAAAATCCTATTTATCAATCTATAATTATTGGTAAAAAAAATTTTACTAAAAATTATGCTAATAATGCTATTATTATAGGTAGTAATAATTCAACAGAAATTATAAATAGTAATCAAATAATAATTGGTAATAATATTAATAATAAATTTTTATTAAATATTGATAATGTTATTTGTAAAGATGATAAAAAATTATATTTAGGTATTTCTTCTATTCCTGTTCTTATTGGATATAATTCTAATGATATTATTGATTTAAGTGATAAAAGTTCCTTATATATAAAAGATGGAATAAATGCAGATAGTATAAATTTTAAAAATAATAATAATAATACTATTACTCTTAAAGCTAGTGAATTATTAACAAGTAATATTACATATACTTTACCCATTCTTCCTTCTAATTTTTCAAGATTAATGCTTACTACTGATATAAATGGTAATATGAAATGGTCAGAAACAAATACTTTTGATATTGATACTAATTTAATTTTAAATAATTTAATTACAAATAATTTATCAGTTACTGGTTCTATTTCCGGTGATGGTAGTAAAATAACAAGAATTAATATTAGTGATAAAACAACTGATGATTTAAGAGAAGGAATAAATAATCTTTATTATACAACTGAAAGAACAAATACAGTTATATATAGTAATTTAAATATAATTAATACTGATTATATTAAAGAAGGTAATAGTAATTTTTATTATACATATGAAAGAGATAGTAATTCATTTTATAGTAATTTAAATAATATTAGTACTGATAATTTAAAGGAAGGTTCTAATAATCTTTATTTTAATGAAAATTATCTATCTAATGCTGTATATAATACTTTTAATAATTATTCGACTGATAATTTAAAAGAAGGTAATATTAATTTTTATATAACTCAATCAAGAGTTGATAATTATATTAAAAATAGAACTACTGATGATTTTATAGAAGGTTCTAATAATAGATTTTTTACATCACAATTAGCTATTAATAGAATTAATAATTATATTAATAATATAACTACTGATAATATTTTTGAAGGTTCTAATAATCTATATTTAACTAATTTTCGTGTTTTAAGTAATATTAATTTAATTCTTAAAACAAAAACAAGTGATGATATTAATCAAGGTTCTTTTCAATTATATTATAATCAAAATTTAGTTAGTAATGTATTTAGTAATTTACTTATTAATAGAACAACTAATGATATTAAAGAAGGTAATAATAATTTATATTTAACTATTCCAAGATTTAATCAATATTTATCTTTTAAAACAACTGATGATATTAAAGAAGGTTCAAGTAATTTCTTTTTAACAACAGAAAAAATTACTTCAATATTAAGTAATTTAAATAGTGATAATATTAAAGAAGGTAATAGTAATTTATATTATAAAGAAGAATATGCAAAAAATTTCTTTTTAAAAAGCATTGGATTAATAAATACTGATTTAATTAAAGAAGGTAATAGTAATAAATTTATTATTAATAATATTTTTAATTCTAATTTAACTGTAAATGGTGATATTAAAGCATCTAATATTATTATTAATAATAATAATCTTATTGATATTTATAATCAAAGTGTAAATAATCTTCGTTCAAATTATGCTAAAACATATATTAAATATACAACTACTAGTAATCTAAGTATTCAAAATAATTCTAATGGAATTATGAAATTAACATTAAATATTTTATCTAATAAACCATTAACTTTTAATAATGCAGGACCACCTTTTATAATTGTAGGTTCTAATGTTGGTATTAATTTATTTAATCCCTCTTATAATTTACATGTTAATGGTTATGCTTATGCTAATTATTTTATTGGTGATGGTTTTAATTTAAGTAATTTAAATATTAATAATATTAATTTTACAACTGATAATATTAAAGAAGGAACATCTAATCGTTTTATTACTAATAATTTATATAATAATAATCTTATTATTAATGGTGATATAATTTATAATAATTCTATTATTAAAGGTGATATTATTCCTTTTATTGATAATAATTATAATATTGGTAATTCTTCTTCTTATTTAAGTCAAATATATTTAAAAAAACTTAATTTGGGAAATTCATTTATATATGAAAATAATTCTAATCAAATTACTTTATCAACTAATGGAGGTATTTCTATTGAAGATAATAATAGTAATAATATTAGTATTATATTCAAAAATAATAAACTCATTTTTAATAGTAATGAAATATTTGATTATAATCTTTTATATAATTCTCCTATTATTTATATTAATAATTATACAGAAACTAAAATTATTAAACCATTAGTTTTATCTAATTTAATTATTAATAATGATAATTCTATTCCATTAACTATTAATAATAATAATAAACCAATTTTTATTATTAATTCTAATGGTAATATTGGAATAAATACTACAAATATAAATAATTATACATTAAATATTAATGGTACTATTAATAGTGATTATATATATATTAATGGTATTAATATTTATAATGAAATTATAAATAATTCAAATGATATTAAAACAATTACTATTTTTGCTAATAGTAATTTATTAAATACTATATATAATACTTCTAATAATCTCTATTCAAATTTTTCATCTAATATTAATCAAACTACAGCTGATATTATTAATAATTATATAAATGATATAACTACTTCAAATTTTATTACTTCTAATATAAATCAAACTTCTAATAATCTTTCTTTTAATATAAATCAAACTTCTAATAATCTTTCTTCTAATATAAATCAAACATCTAATAATCTTTCTTTTAATATTAATCAAATTTATAATTATATTTTAAATACTTTTACTATAACATCTAATTATTTCATTAATACTATAAATGAAAATTCAAATAATTTAAATACTAATATTTTTAATAATTCAAATATTTTAAATACTAATATTTTTAATAATTCAAATATTTTAAATACTAATATTTTTGATACTTCAAATATTTTAAATACTAATATTTTTGATACTTCAAATATTTTAAATACTAATATTTTTGATACTTCAAATATTTTAAATACTAATATTTTTGATACTTCAAATAAATTAGATATAAATATTAATAATTCATCAAATAAATTAAATACAAATATTAATTATATTTCTAATAATATTAATAATAAAATAAATAATATAAATACAGATACTATTCCTATTGGTTATAGTAATCGTTTTATTACAAATAATAGTTATGATGGAAATATAACATTTAATGGTAAAATAATAACATCTAATATAACTACATCAAATATTGATATTATAGGCTCTTTTACTACAATTAATACATCAAATTATCAAACTGAAAATCTTGAAATAATTAATGATAGTACTGCTACATCATTAATAGTAAGACAACTTAATATTAATAGAAATGTAGCAGAATTTTATAATGAAGAAAAAATATCATTAATAATAAATTCTAATGCTAATATTGGAATAGGTAATATAAATCCTTCTTATAAATTAGATGTAAATGGTATTATAAATGCAAATGATATTTATATTAATAGTATTAGTATAAATACTAATATTAATAATACTTCAAATATTTTAAATAATAATATTAATAATTCATCTAATAATTTAAATAATAATATTTTTGATACTTCAAATATTTTAAATAATAATATTAATAATTCATCTAATAAATTAAATACAAATATTATTAATAATTCTAATATTTTAAATAATAATATTTATAATACTTCTAATAAATTAAATACAAAAATAGATGATAATTATAATAATTTACATTTAAATATTAATAATACATCAAATATTTTAAATACAAAAACAGATAACAATTATAATATTTTAAATTTAAATATTAATAATACATCAAATATTTTAAATACAAAAACAGATAACAATTATAATATTTTAAATTCAAATATTAATAATACATCAAATATTTTAAATTCAAATATTAATAATACTTCTAATAAATTAAATACAAAAATAGATGATAA